TCCCCGGGACGACGCCACCGTGCGCGCCGCCATCGCCTACGTACCCCAGAGCACCGTGGGGGACATGACATCCCACGGACTGCTCTCCATCTACCAGAACCTGCCCGAAGTGCAGATCCTCAACAACATCCACGATGCTGCCTTCTGCCAGGTACCCGTGGACCGCAAGGATATTCTTGTACCGGAGATACTTAAATGCTTGACACGTACCTTGGATGTGACGGATATTTGGGGGAAGACCCGCCCAATGCTCATACCCTGGGAGTACCAGGTAGGGATGAATTGGGGCAAGAAGAAAAAGGACAACCCCGATGGAATATCCTGACTACCTAGGCTCCCGCCACTATAGTACACTGCTGGCCAATCGCATCCGCGCCTACTACCGCAAGAAGGACATCGAGGTAGATGTGCGCGTCGAGAAGGAAGGAACCGTCTATGTCGTCCGCAGCAATCTCAGCTTCTCGTTTCCGCCTCCCCGGGCGCCGTGAGTCCACCATCGAGGATCTCTACTTCAACGGGGAACGCTACCATCTCAGCTACTCCACCCTGGGTGGGAAGGTGTGGGAGGTCTTCATCTCGGGCCCCCGCGCCGGCACCGACCTCTACGCCATCTGCTGCACCGCTGCCACCCTGGTGTCCCTTGCCCTGCAGCACGGTGTCCCCCTCGAAGTGATGCGCGACGCCGCCCTTCGTGACAAGGAGGGGAACCCCGTCGAGATCGTAGGAGCCGTGCTGGATGTCCTCGCCAACGCTGGGGCATAGGCCCACCTACCTCAGCAACAACAAGCCCACGCGCATCCAGCGCAAGGGTATCCTCTACGAGAAGAAGGTGGTGAAGCACCTCGCTGAGACCGGGGACCTCTCCACCTTCATCATCCATGGGCAGTGGATCTACTGGGACAAGGCGGTGTGCCAGCCCGACATCATCGTGGTACCCCAGCAGGGACCCATCGTGGTGGTAGAGATCAAGCTCACGCGCAAGCGCAACGTGGAGAAGAAACTCCGCGAGGTCTACGGCGAGGCCCTGCAACGCATCTTCGCCGGGCGCCCCCTCTCCTTCTGCCAGGTCTACAAGAACCTTGACGGCGGGGAGCCCTTCGCCTATGACCCTTGGGAGCTTCTCACCCTCAGACCCGGAGAGTATGGAGAAATCCTATGGCGGTAGAGTCTAACACGGTTCCCTTCAAGGTCACTCTTGAGTACGACGACAATGAGATTGCCCTCAAGATTATCCCAAATGCCAATGCCAAGGAACTCATAAAGCCGGATGGGCAATATTTGGCAGAGGTCGATCTAGGTGTACTCATCTCGCGAGCCATGAAGGGGGCTTCATGGGAGGATGAGTATGGTCGAGTCTGGTACGAACCCAAGCTGGAAGAGTCCATGAAGGACCTGATCAGTTTCGCCTACCAGCAGTTGGAAATCATGCAGGATAACTACAGGACTTTCCCGGAGGATTGATGCCATGAACATCTACTCCAGGAACTTCACGATCCCCCTGCACACCAGCGTGTACCTCATGGGGGATGCCATCGAAGTGATGGTGGACATGGGGGATGGCGAGGGGACACGAACCCTTGTCTCCTTCGATTCCCTCCTGCAGGAATACCTGCACATGCATGAGTTCGCCTTGGGCGGAGGGTATGGCCCGGAGGCCCTCGCCGACCTCCTCCAGCTACGGAAGCTGGTGGACTCCTACGTCCTCAAGGTGCGATCCGCCTCCTCCTCCGCGTCACCCGCGAAGAAGGCAAGGGCTCGTAGCCGCAAAGGCGCCCGTCGCGCTGCAGGTGCTTGACCAGGAGGTCGAACTCCCGCACGTCCACGTGCCGTCGCAGCATCGTGCTGAGCCAGTTGCGCCTCAGCACCTGCACCTTGGGCAGGCAGTTGCATATGCGCATGTACTCATGGGCAGTGTACCCGGGAGGTACGCTATCGATACCCCGGTAGGTGACCTGGTAGTAGCCCTTGAGCTTAGGACGTGAGTAGCTGGAGCTTGACTCTCTCAAGCAGGCCCGCCATTGCAATGGGGTTCATCAGGCCACCAAAGGCACCATAGACCGTGTCGTTACGGGTGAAGCCCACCACGAGGATGGACTCGGCATCGTCTTCCACGATCTTGCGCATCTCGTCCAGCACCGTGAGGAGTTCCTTGGTGATCTCCTCGTCGGACACCTTGGCCTTGGTACCGGGGAAGTCGAAGACGTTACCCACGCTTGATCTCCTTCAGCATCTTCTTCGCCTGGGCACTGAGGTTCTTGGGCTTCCCCTGTGCCATCTTCTTCTTCATGGGTGGCTTCGATACCTGCTGCGGGATCTGCGCGCGGGTGATGGTCATCGCAACTTCCTCTTCTTGGTGATGCACCCCAGGGGGATCATCATCTCCCCCCAGTAGCTGGGATCATTGGTGTCATGCAGGTCCATGGTACTCACGATGAGGACGCTGGTGTCCGTGACCCTATGTACCCAGCCCACCGTGCGGATATGCGGGGCCTGCAGCGAATCGATCTCGCGCTTCTCCCGCCACTCGTGACCCCCGAGGGTCGCGGCGTCAACCCACTCCAGATAGTAGAGGTCACCCTCTTTCACGTTTCGTCCAAGAGGTAGCCGAACTTGCCGATCCCCCTAGCCTCGGAGATCTCTTCGGTCATCTTCTGGATGGCCTGCCGAAGCAGGCTGCAGCACGAATCAAGGCGCGCAGCCTGCTGCTGCTGCCCCGTTTCCGAGCTTTGGAGGAACAGCAAGCTCATGGCTGAGAGGTTTTTCAGTGCCTCTCGGAGACTGTCCCGCCGCGCCCTCAGCTCCAGCAGGCGCCACACGTCGTCGGCAGTAACCTCCGCAGTCTGCTGCGGTCCGTACATGTAGCAGCTACCCACCAGCGGGGGCAGGTCCCAGCTCTCATTATAGTGTGCCATGGAACTTCCAAGCCTTTCCCTCTGTGACGATGCACCCAACGTCGCCCTTCACACCCACTAGGCTCCAACTCTTGGGGCCCGCGTAGAATGTGTAGACGATCTCGTCGGAGATGAAGGTAACCTGCGGCTTCTCCCCGAAGTTGTCAAGGAGGAAGCCAGCCACCTTGTCGGCGGGACCACAACTGGCCCACGCAACCCCCGGCAGCAGCATCCCCAGAAGGGCTAGGACGTAGCGCACATCTTCCTCCCCATGGTTTCCACTTCCTTGACGCGGCGCCCCCAGCCCCCACCGAAGGTATTCCAGATGGGCAGGGACTGAAGGAAGGCCAACCTACGCTGGCACACCTCACCCACAAGGGTGGCGGCATCAGCCTTCTGGATGGCCCACAACGTCTTGGGACCTAGGGCCCCATCCGGGTTGACCCTCAGGGTATCCTGCACCGCAACCACCGCCCGCTTGGGGCCAGAGTTCACGGCATAGTCGAAGAGGCAGAGGTCAACCCCACGGGGCAGCTCATCGCCCTTCACCTTGTCCCAGTACCACGCCTTGTAGATCTGGTGCAGGTGCTCCTCAGGGATGTTGCGCAACTCCTCCTTGGTGGCCTGGCGTCCCAGCCAGGTGGAGTAGGTACCGATGGTGACACCCTTCATGGTGGCCCCGCCCGGATCCTTGGGATGGTCGGCCCACCCGCCCTCGTGCTTGAGCACCTCTGCGAGGCAGGCCTCGAAGTTGTCCCTCATGTTAAAAGATCCTCGATTTATGTTCGTGTCGGGGGGACGTGTTAAGAGGCTAGACGCTTGTCGAGGCTGCGCAACCCACCCATGCCAAGCATGGCGAAGACCAGCTCCCACAGCATCCCGTCGAGGCCCGGCATCGGGGGCACCTGCACCCCGGCAGCACCCAGCATCCACGGAAGGATGGGCCGCGCGATGAACTGGTAGGCGAGGGCAGCGCCGCAAACCCAACCGATGAAGGGGCGCCACCCGCCCTTGAAGATGCCGTCGCTGGCAGCCTCCACCTTGTTCAACTCGATCTGGGCGAGGTCACCTTGCTGCGCCATCTCAAGGAGGCGCACCTGCATGTCGGCCTTGGCCTTCTCCGCCTGACCCTTGTCGGGGATGACCTTGTCGAGGAGACCCCCGAGGACGGGCAGCAGGGCGGTGACGAGGGGCAACATTACTTCTTGAATCCCTTGAGGGTCTGGGCGAGGCGAGCCCTCTGGCCCATCTTGCCTGGGGCCTTCGCCGCCTTGGCCAGCTTGGCAGCGGGGATGGGCTCACCCTTCTTGGCACCCAGGGCAGAGCGCAGCGCACCCGGCTTCTTGATGGCACCAGCAATCCAGTTCTTCGCCATGGTAGTCTCCTTACTTCCTTACCCCGGAGGGGCTAACGGGCCAACTCTTTCTGGCAGGACCAGTCTTCTTGCGGGCCATGGTGGCCTTCTGCGCGGGGGACATCTTGGCTGCGGCGGCAGCAGGACGGCAGGCGGGGTAGCCCCTCTTGGACTTCTCCGCCCCACTCCGGCCACAGGCCTTGCCCGTCTTTACGTCAACCCACTTCTCACCGAACCACTTACCGAGGCCGCCCTTCACTTCTTCTTCACGCGATTGTCCGCGCCTCCCCAACTCCCGCCCTTCTTCTTGTACTCCTTGGCAGCCCATGCGTTAGCATAGGCGCTGGGGTACACATCGAACTTCTGCTTGGCCGCCGCCTTGGCAGCAGCCCACAGCTTGGGGTTCTTGGGGGTGGACTTGGCCATGTCAGCAGTTCCACGCCCGCAGGGATTTGTTGATCCTGCTGTTGGGATCGTTGGCAGTCTTGGCGCTGGTGAGCTTCTTCTTCATCCCTTTCATCCGGGCACAGAAGCTATCACGGCGGGGACCACCCTCGGGCTGGGGCGCCTTGAGACCGGGCTTCCCGGGGTTAGCGCGGTTGTAGGAGGCGCGGCCCTTCTCGTTGAGACCCCCCTTGGGGTTCTTGCCTTCGGCGCGCTGCCACGCGGGGGACTTAGCCATAGGTCTGCTCCAAGCTGCGGGTACTGATGAACTCCCAGCCGTCCTGGGGGAAGCCCCCAGACACACCCTTAAGTAGTGTAACCCCGGAGGTCCACATGGACTGGGCTGGCCCAGCATACCCTTCTTTTTGGGTGGGGTCAAGGTAGCATCCGGCCACCAGTCCCATCATCTTGTTCCTACCCTTGCGTACAGCCACGTCCCAGATGTGGGAGTGGCCCATGATGCATGAGCGGTACTGCTTCTTGAGGAGAGTTGCGGCGGGGTACTCCCCACCCACGCTCTTCCCCATCACGCCCGTGACGAAGTAGTGGGATGCCGCCATCCCCTTCACCTCGTACTCCTCAAGGAAGGGCACCACCTCCCACCCATGGAGGAAGAGGTTGGAGGTGCTAAGGGTACCCTGCAACTCGGGGACGTTGTCCAGCGCCCTATCGATGCGGGCCTCGTGGTTCCCCATGAGGAACACCTTCTTGCCCTTCCACTCCCCCAGAATGCGCAGGGCCACGTTGGCAGCCTGGATGTCGGCAGCCACCGTGCGGCCATCAAAGGAGGCCTTGCGCTTCCCATTCCCCGTGAGGCTACTGCCATCATAGCTGCTGAGGGAGGGCATGTCCGCCAGATCCCCAAGGCAGAGGAGCATGTCGGGGGAGGTGTCCTGCAGGTACTTGAGGAGCCAGCGGAAGCGCCTAGGGTTGACCCCGGGGCGGGCATGGGAGTCCGGCAGGACCAGTATGTTCACTTGAATACCTCCTTGAGGCTGGGAAGGTCCTGCTTCTTGTCCCCCAAGATGAGCTTCCAGATGGTGGGGCCGATGCCTTCCCCGTAGCACCACACGCGGATACCCATCTGCCTGACATTCTCGAAGAAGTACTGGGCATCTTGGGAGGCTGCGATCAGCTCGCCCGTGCTCCAGAACTTCTTGCCGGTCTGGCCTATCGTGATCTCCATGTACTTGGGGCGGCCCTGCTCGTCCTTGGCCTTCTTGTCGATCTGCCCCTCGGGGTAGCAGAAGTCGAAGCCGAAGAGGTGGAACTCGCTGTACCCCAAGGACTGGCAGAGGGAGAGGGCCCTCCACGCGGCGCACGTCCCCCCGTTGATGAGGAGGGAGCCCTCGGGGAAGACCTCGCTCTTGATGAGGGCCTGCGTCATCGCATGCCAGCCCCACACATTCTTGGTCTTGCTCATCACGTGGCGCGTCACGCTGGGATCGGACATCGAGGCCACCAGCACCTTGGTGCTGGGCGGGATATCCTCCATGAGATCCTTGCGCTTGATCCCGTGGGTGCTGATCCCGGCAACGTCGCGCGGATCGAGGAGCACCAGGTACTCGGGATCCACGCCCCACCCCATCACCGTGGGGAGGCTATGCTTCACCACCGCGATGTCGGCACCCTCGCGCCACATCTTGATGATCTTGTCCTTCCTCTTGTGGATGTCGGGGCCCGCCGATACGATGACCAGCTTGCGGTCATGGGGCTTGGCCTTGGTGATCCACCGCGTAAGCAGGCCAAGGTTCTCCTTGACGTTGTTGATGATGTGGTCCTTGGGCATGCAGTCCTGGGCCGTGACCTTGAGGGGCATGGCGCCCATACCCGCAGCGGGGAGATCGGGGAGGCCGTCACCAACAGCAGCGATGTTGACGATGCCCCCGCCCTGCACTGCATCCTTGGACTTGTAGACTTTCTTGTCGCGGAGGATGGTGGTGAAGACAGCCTCCACCCCACGGAACTCTGCGGCGGGGATGCCGCCCTGGTTGTCCGCCACGTAGTAGTCGTCGAAGACCACGACCGGGACCCGCTTGCATTGCGCCCAATCGTGTGCGATGGTCGCCGCCGAGTGGCCGCCGTCGAGCCACGCGAAGTCCACGCCCGCAACCTCGCGCAGCGTATCCTTCGTGTCACCTCGATGGAGATGGAACTCGAAGTGCTTGCCCTTCTCCTTCATTGCGGCGGCGAACTCGTTGAGCTTTGCCGTCACATCCTCCAGGGAGAAGTGCTTCTTGACGTTGTGCTCCTTGGCGTCGGTATCTGCTGACGCTTCCTCGAAGAGGTCATAGCCGTGATAGACAACGTGATCCCATTTCCCAAACGCGACCTGCGCCATCTGCACGGCACGGTCCCCGTTCCAGGTTCCGGTCTCCAGGATGACCCGTGGCATGTAGTGCTGGACGAGCGCGAGGAGCTGGTCATAGCGGGTCTTGAGGCCCTGGACAACCTTGGTCTTCCGATTACCCTTGAGATGTACGAACACGTCGTTGATCGAGCTATGCTCGAAAGCGTCGAGTCCGACATACTCGGGATCGACAAGGTTGTGGGCTTCAAGCCCGTGAAGCTTGTGAAGCTGGAGGACACGCTCGAAGATGAAGGCGTCAGTCCACTCGCTGTAATTGAAGATCTCCCCGCTCATGTACAGGTCGTACATGTCAGCGATGAGGGTACGCCCCTCGTTACCGGCGAAGTAGATGAAGCCGGTCTCGCTGTAGTTGATTCCCTTGCGTCCCAGATGGGTGATGTGTCCCTTGCAGATATTGCGCAGCCACTCCAGGGTGAGGGGCTTGCGAGTCACCACGTCCCCGTCGAGCCAGAGGAAGGGGCTCTCGTCCATGGCGGCATCGTGGAGAGCGAAGACCTTGGCGCAGAACTTGAGTGCGTCCAGACGGTAGTTGTAACCCTCAGGGGTTTCCCCATTCTTGTCCGGGTGCAGGGTGCGGAAGGCAGTGAATCCTTCCACCTCCTCAAGCTTCTTGACAGTGATGGCCCTATGGTCGCATGAGACTTCCGAGGGATCCATCCCATCCACGTAGATGGTGAGGGAGATGTTGGAGTCCCACAGGCGCGTGGAGTCGAGGAAGTTCTTGCCGTAAAGGTCCCAGCCCTTCGGCCCCCAAGAAGTAACGATTCTCATTTGTAGAGGTCCACCACATGTTTCCAGTTGAAGAACTCGTGCTCGACAAGGCGACGCTCCGCTTGCCAAGCAGCAGCGTAGGGGACATCCTTGTAGTTGGTGAACCAAGGACCCCCGTCAGTAAAGTGGATAGCCTTTGCGCTCTCGTAAGAGTAGCGCGTGGTGGGACTGTGGTATGGAAGCCAGTTCCAGGTCTCGTCGATCTCACCAATGCTGTCCGTCCACTCGAAACCGTGGAGGTACGACCCCTTCTGTGTGTTGACTGCTTCGAGGTCCAGCTTCCGGCAGTCGGGGTGCAGGGGATTCAGAACCATGAGGGAGGACCACAGCTTACGCTGGTACTGCGTCTGCGCCACCCCGTCCATCTTGACGGTTTCTTTGGGGACAAACTTGTGCTTCACCACCGAGACCGCCACATCGGGGTCACAGAACTGGAGCATCTTCTTGATGTCATCGAAGAAGAGGAAGTCGCAGTCCACGAAGACCACCAGGTCCTCTATTCCATGCCGCTGCGCGATGTGGGGCACCAGGAAGCGCGAAAAGGAGAACTCCGTGGAAAACGGTTTCCCGTCCGCCACGTCGATCATCTGGTTGCCTTCCCTGTACGATGTGCGCCAATACTTCCCTGCAGCCTTGAGGCTATCAAGCTTGAGGGGGGTGATGACACAGGGGACGCTACAATGCCGCTTGACGCTATGCGCGGCTACCTTGTAGGCGATGTCCTCCCGAGAGTCATAGCCAATGAAGATGTGCAGCATCTCTGAATACTAGGAGGCTGCACACTGCAAGTCAAGACTTTTTGTTGAAGAGGTCGAACAGGGTCTTGATCTTTTCCTCGACCACCGCCAGCCTGTTATCCATCTTGGCGAGGAGGATCACGAGGGTCACGAATCCCAGGCCCAAGGGCCAGAGGCGGGATACGATTTCGATGAAGTCCATTATTCCTCCCGTAGCCTGCGAGCATACTCGGGGCGCACGGACTTCGGCACGTCCTCAAGGTTCTGCGGACGACGGTACTCCTGCACCTTCTTGGTGATGCTCTTCTGGAAGGAGTCGGGATCCTGCACGATGCGATCCCTGAGGGGCCTGCCCTTGTCATATTGGGCAACCTCTCGCCGCAGGCGCTGGGCTTCCTGCCTGTAGGAGGGATCCCCAGTCTCGATGGCACGGGCCTGGGCGGTGGCGATGCTGTCAGCATAGGACTTGCGCACTCGGTCCAGGCGCTGGCCCAGATCCTTGGTCTCTTCCTTGGCTTCGCGGGCCTTGGCCACCTCGGTGGGGGTGAAGCCCACGGCCACCTTGCCGAAGTCCCGGACGCCCTGCAGCTCCTTGGCGGGGAGTACGGGCTCCATCTTGCCCGGGGTAACATAGCCAAGTTCCTGCATGGTGACGGCGCGGGCCACGTTGCGGAAGGCCACGGGCAGCAGGGACGCAAGGGCCATGAGGGGCATGCCCTTCTGCTGGTACTTGTAGGCTTCCTCGGCACCACCCACCACGGCTCCCATGAGGGGACCCATGTTCATGAGGTCCATGGTGAGCATGTTGTTGAGGTTGAGGTCGAGGGCCGTCCTCTTGGATATGTCAACACCAAGGGCACGGAAAGGCCCATTGAGCACGTAGTCAGCCAGCTCCGCCGGGGTACCCATGAAGCTTAGGGAGGGTACCTCCTTGAAGAACTGCTGCATGGTCTCCCGGAGCTGGGACTTCAGAGCCGTGGGGCTCATGCCAAGGTAGGGGCCCACCATGTTGGTGAGCTTGTCGATGAGGTCCCCGGCAGGTCCAGCGAAGGGCAGGCCCCACAGCCCTGCCGTGGCAAACACCCCCAGGAGCATGAGGCCAAGGACCTTCTTGCCCTCGTCCGTGGACATGATGCCCTTGCCACCGTAGTACTCGGCGGCCCGGCGCATGAAGCCCAGCATCTTGAAGGGGAAGGTGGCGAACTGGAAGATGAGGCCCGGGACAAGGCCGTGCATGTACTGGGCACGGAAGGGCTTCGACATGGAGAACTGGGTTTCCTCCACGGCGAACTTGGCGGCATCCACCCGGTCATTGACCTCCTGCCCCACGTTCTTGGCGAACTTCTGGAGGCGCTGGAAGGCAGCCTCGTTCTTCGCCATGCGATATGCGGCAAGGGCAGTGCTGAGGCGGTTGATCTGCTCGGCCATGGAGAAGGGAAGCGAGAAGGCTTCGAGGACCTTGCCTGCCTTCTGGCCCAGACCGTAGACGGATTCGATCTGGGACTGCGCCAGGAGGGAGCCAGCCTGGTCACGAGTGAGGAGGGCTTCCGCGTAGCCGCTGCGGAAAAGCTCCTTGATCATTTCCTTCTCGTCCTGGGTGACACCCGACATCTTGTCCACGTCGAGGATCTTGTCGGGATCCAGTGACAACTTGATGTTGCGCATGATGGTGGTGGTGGCAAGGCTGAGTTCCTTCACCGCATTGCCCGTGCCGCCCACGCCCCCAAGGAAGGGCACCGTGGTGTGCAGGAGCTGGGTGAGGTTGACCAGCGCAGAGGACAGGTTCCCGCCAAGGGTGTAGAGGAAGGCCACGCTCTTGAGCTTGGCCACGAGGGCCTCGTTGCTGTGGAGGTACTGCTCCTGCTTCTCCGCGATGATGCGCAGCTTGGGATCCTGGATCTTGGAGATGGCAGCCCGGCGGGTTCCCTCCGTGGCCTTGTTGGCGATCCAGTCCGTCATCTGGTAGGAGAAGGGCGCGAAGGTACTGCGGAAGTAGGTGTCGTAGTTGTCCTCGCGCAACCATCCGGGGATGTTATACCTCTTGCGCAGGCGCGGCTGCTTGCGCTTCTCGGCCTCGACCTTGAGCCTCTTGAGGATGTCCGCGATCTGCTTCTGCGGATCATTCTTGTTTGGCGTCATGATCGCCTGGAAGAGAACGTCGATGCGATCCATCTCGTTGCTGGAGGGCAGGTACAGGTCGTAGAGTTCCTGCTCGGCCTGCAGGTCCCTCAGCTTGATGGTCTGTACGCCTTCCTTCTTGAGCTGGGCCATGCGCGCCTCGGCCTTGGCGCGGGAACTCTTGAGGGCGGGGAACCTGTCGAGGGCGGGAAGTCCGTCAGCCAGCACCGAGTCATACGCCTCGATGTGCTTCTGGTCCCCGATGTAGTACTCCACGGCCCATGCACCACGGCGCACCTGCGGGAAGTAGCCCTTGCGCCTGGCGTTCTCGATGCTGCGCAGCACGGAGGCGGCAGCCATGTTGTCGGCCTTGAGTTTCTGGGTCTCCTCCTCGTTGCGTCCCTGCACAGGGAGGTTCTCGATGTCGCTGATGGACAGTGACGGATCGAAGCCAAGGGAGGCCTTGACGGAGGAGATCACATTGTCGTAGATGTCGTCAAGGATGACTCGCACCTCGCGCCGCAGTGCGTTGAGTTCTTTTGGAAGAGTGACGATGTCCCCCGTCTTCGAGCCCACGTGGTCCTCGGTGGCGACGATGGTGGCGCTGCCGTCCGGGTTCTCCGTGGCCAGGGTCTCCTCGGCGTTCTCGATCTCCAGCATGCGCATCATGTCGCGGGACTGCTTGGAGGAGAGCGCCGCCACCTTGCGCATCACGGGCTGGTACTTGTGCCCTAGGCGCGCCCGCAGTTCCTCGCCCAGCTTGAGGGCCTTGACGTAGGGACGCAGGGCCGGGAAGCGCGTGGCCAGGTTGTCGATGCTGATGAAGCCACTGAGGTAACGCTGTGCGTTACTCATGAGCTTCAGCAGGGAGGGCTGCAGGTGGCCAGCTTCGATGAGGGAGCGAAGCTCCACCACCTTGGCGAGGGTATTGTCGATGACCCCAGAGCGGGCCGGATTGCATACCGTCATGGCTTACCCACAGGAGATGTCCTTGGTGAACGCCTCGCCGCCTTCCATCTGGCGGAAGTTGCCCTGCTCCATCACGTTGAGGGCATCGTTCATTTCCCGGGGGATGCCCTCTGGGACAATGAATCGACCTTGGTTCGGAAGTCCTCCAGCGACTTGCTGCTCCGCAGCAGTTGCAGCGCCTCGGCTGAAGCCAGGGTCCCGTCCGAGTTCCCCTCTTGTCCAAACAGGGTCAAGTGCGTCAGCAAGGCTTCCTCGCCTAACTGCTTCCATGATGCGGGAGGGTTTGCCCTTGTCGCCTGTCGCAATGCTACTTGCGACATTGCTTGTGTTGGAGTCATTGAATGCCTCTCTCATCTTGGTGATCATGTTGAAGTTCTTGGCGACAGTGCTTTCAATAGCCCTGCGCAGTGGGTCGTAGTAGCCGTTATCCGCCAAGAATTCTTCCATGCTTGCCATGGCCGAAATGAAATTTGCGTCGTGGCTGAATACTTCCACGTGGGCAAGTTCATGCACCATGGTGTTGTAGATGTTGGAAGTGATGCCTTGGATGGTCTGGCTCTTGGAAGCTACCGGGTTTATGAGCATGGCCTTGAAAGGAACTTTGGAATTCAACCCATAGTATGACGTGTCGAAACCAATGCCCATGTAGTATTCGTTGAGTGCATCCTGCAACGTCATGTTGCCATAGTACTTGTTGCCGCCCACTCCTTGAAGAGCCTTGCGCATCTCCATGAAGATGCTGGCAATGTCGGTCATGTAGGCTATCGGGTTGCCATGCTGTCTTCCAACTTCCACGAGATCCACGTTGAGGTTGTTGTGGTACAGCGGAGTATTTGTGTCAATCCCCTTGAGGGGTTCGGTCTGTGCACCGTCAAGAAAATTGTCCAGGTTTTCGGTCTTACCGTTCTTGTCATACGTAACTTGAAACTTGGAGAGCTTTGAATTGTACGTTACGTCCAGCTTGTCAGGAAGGCCAATCGCGCTGGGAGCCGCAATCGAAGCGGCAGGAATCTTGACGGGGGACTTGTACGTCTTGGGCCCGGCGGCGAAGGGATCCACCTTGCCGATAGTGTACGTGTTGGCCATCGTGGCCGCAAGATCTTCCGTGCCCTTGGCCTTACCTAGCCGGAAAAATACCAAGTTCAAAGCCGCCAAGGACTGGGATATACTATCCCTCCAATTCTCTCGAGTGTCGTTGAAGGGGTAATTCTTGTCTCCGGCAACCACCTTTGGCTTCACATCCAAAATCAAGTTATACGGATACGCAGTGCCGTAGGGGTTCATCTCCGAAGAGCCAAACAACGTATCGAACTGGAAAGCACCACTTGAAAGAACAGTGTGCTTTCTTCCGTACTTATTAAATTTTCCCGGATAGGAATATTTGTACATGCTCCTATAGATGACAACGTCGCCCCAAGGGAAAGACGCGGTAGTAAATTTCGTGTAGTCTTGAAACTCAAGGTGCTTTTTGCCAACACCTAAGGTGGGCCCGCCGTTGACGGTTATTTCAAAGTCATACAGGTTTCCACTCTCATCGCTGGCGATCCAAGGCTGCATAAGGATAGATTCAACTGAATCCTTGTCAACATCCGTTGGATTGACAGCACCAGTCTGGGAATCGGTCCACGTATCCTTGAGCTTGATGCTCACCACCGTACCATTCTTCTCCTTAGTAGGAGAAGAGACAGCCCTGATGGACCTGGGCGTACCTTCGGGAACCGTAACCCTTCCAACGGCATCGAGCAACTTTGCGCTATCGACTTCCGTGACGGTCTTGACGCCATCCCGTACAGTCTCGATGCGCATGCTTTCCGACATCGTGAACAGGGCCAGCTTGGCGTTGCCAAAGCCACCACTGCGCATGCCTGGAGGCGTATCCTTCTTGGTCCCGGCGAGAGTGAAGAACGCCTTGAGCAGGACATCACGAGACATGCCGACGCCGTTGTCCGTGATAGTGAGTGTCCTGTTGGCTTGGTCCACAGCAATGTCGATATTGCCCTTTGTGATCTCGCCTTTGTAGAGAGCTTCCTTCACGGCATCAAAGGAGTTCTGCAACAGCTCCTTGGTAGCCAGTTTCACAGGACGATTTTCGTAAGTCGTTGCGGCAAACTTTGCAAGGATGAGTTTCGGATCGATGGCAAGATCAGTCTCTACAACCGTAGAGCTGCGCATCACATCTGGAGATTCGGGAGTGAGGATGTCCGTCGAGTACGAGTAACGCCTGGGAGTATTCTCGAAGCCGCGTGGAACGATGGTAGCCACGCCGCCTTCGATCTTCTCCACCGTGCCCACCGTGCCATCGGGCACGGACACAACGTCGCCCACCTTGATGTCGCTGGGAGGAGCCTCTCGCGCCGGTACTCCAGCTTCCTTGGGAGCAGGAGCCTCGGGCGCAACGGGCTCCGGCGTGGGAGGCGTCTCCACGAGAGGGATATCTGCAAAATCCAGCTCTACAAGGAAAGGTTCAATATTTTTGGTATCCGGGACAGCTTCCAAGACTTCGTCAAAAGTTACATACCCTCGCTTCCTGCCAAGATCTAAGAGGGTCTTCAAGCGGGGATCGTCCAGCGGGGAAGCCACGGGTGTCGGCGCAGGCGGCTCGACTTGCACCGGAGCAGGTGTCGGAGCAACTTGCGTTGGGGCTGCCGGGGTAACCTGCGTCGGAGGTTCCGGAGCAACTGGCTGTGCCGGGGCGGGCTGTGTGGCGGGGATGTTCCCCGTGCCGGGCCAGGTGTTGCTGGAGATGATGTCGTAGGCTTCCTTGCCCGACATGGCCTCGATGGCGGAGGGCTCGTAGCCCATCGCGAAGAGACGCTGGCGCATCTTGCGATCCACCTGCATCGGCTCCACGCGCTGCCAGTAGGGGCCCTTCTGTACGACGAGGCCTTCCTGCTCAAGCATCTTGAAGAGCTTGGGCACGGAGGTGGGATCTTGGATCTCCCGGCCCAGTGCCTTTTCGAGCCACCGCTTCTGCAGCTTGGTGTCGGGCTTCTCTACGTTGAGGGCCTCGGCCAGCTTGGGATCGCGGCGAACGTCGAAGGCTTCCTTCTCGGCGTCAGTGGTGAAGCGGAAGAAGGCACCCTTCTGGACCACCTCGCCCTCGGCCACGAGGCGCGCAAGGACTTCCTTGTTCTGCTCCGGGGTGGTCTGCAGGCCAAGCTCTGCAAGGAACCCAGGAGTGAACATCTGGTTAGCATCCCGCGATCCCTTGTTGGTGGTGGGGATGTTCTCAAGTACCGTGCTGTAGATCTCGGAGATGGCATCGGGAGCGGGACCCTGCGGGACAGGAGGCGGGGTCTCGTTCATGAACTCGTAGGCGCCGATCTCCGGGATGTCCTTGATGATCTCGGGATCTTCGTCCAGGGAGAGCTTGATGTACCGCTCGAACTCCTGGGGGCTCATGTTGACCAGAGCGCCTTCTTCGTCCGTGCTGAGGTTCTGGCGCATGGCCAGCTTGCGCTTGATCTTGTCCGTGATGGGAGCCTCGGGACCCAGCAGCTTGTCCGGGTCGTACTCCCGCGCAGCAGCGTAGGCCTCGGGGAGCTGCACCGCACTGAGGTAGGCGGCGCGCTGGCTCTCGATCTTCTTGGTCTGGGCAGCCCGCTGCTGTGCCGCGATGGCTTCCTGCTCGGCCTTCTGCTCCTCGGCCTGGCGAACACGATCCTCTTCTGCCTGTGCCGTGCGCCGGGCACCATAGGCACCGGCAGCACCACCCACGGGCGCGGCACCGATACCACCCTTGAGGGCGGCGTCCACCACCTGCTTCCAGTCAAAGGTCTTGTCCGCGAGGACGTTGACTGCAGCCTGGTCGAGAAGTTCCTGTGCGCCCTCGGTCAGGCCCTCGGTAGCGGCAGTCTCAAGGGTACCGGCAAGGGCACCGCTCCAGCCCGGCCTGCCCTTCAGCAACTTGGAGGAGATGAGGTTGGTGAGCCTGTCGCCCATCTCCACGCCCTGCGTCTTGCGCAGCAGCATGACGGGAGCGATGGAGTCGAGGGCACTCTTGAGCGAGCCTACAGCGAAGGCCACGCCGGGGCGCAACTGCTGCGTCTCGTCGTAGATATTCGCAAAGGACTCGGGTACGTTCTGCAGGCCGGAGCCCAGCATGACACCCGCGACAGTCCCGATCTGCTGGCTCACCTGCTGCATCGCTGCGGCGTAGGCAGCTTCCTTGGTGACGGTCTGACCCGCCGCCTGGGCAGCACTCTCGATGGCAGCAGCCCGCGAGGCAACGAGTCCGGTGGCAGCCCTGCCTGCAGCAAGGCGAGTGCCAGCGGCTCCCAAGCCCACGCCCGGGATGAGTGCCGTAAGCATGGAGGGAAGTGCCTGGCCGAAGGCCTCTGCCCCGTAGTCGTAGAGGGTGCCTAGGCTGTTGACATCCTCGTAGGACATCTTGGCCTGGAGACCAGCCTTGTCAAGGCGGTCCATGCGCTCCTTGTACGCCTGCAGGTTTGCCCTTGCAGCATCGTCGTAGCCAAGGGCAGACTGCGCCATGGCCGGGAGGGCCTCGCTGAGAAGACCCTTGGTCTGCTCCCACCCCGTGGCAAGGCCCTTCGTGAAGGCACCGGGCCCCTCGGGGTTCTTGCTGGGCACCCAGTCCATGCCATCCCACTCGATGACATAGGCGCCCGGAGTGTTCTTGAACGGGACGTACTTGCTACCATCCCATTCATACTTGGTGTCGGCCATGGTTACCTGGGGAGCATGAGGCTCTGAGGAACGGCAGGTGCCTCCGTGGAGAGACCCATCGACTGCATCATGAACTGCATGGCGCGCCGCTCAAGTTCGCGGGCCCGGTCAGGATCCGTGGCGGCAAGGTCCTTGGCCTGCTTCATGAGGGCTGCAGCGTTGGCAGCGGCAACTCGATCCTGTGCCGTGTCACTGCGCAGCAGGCCCGCGTAGTTGCCGGTCTTGAGGCCGATCTCCAGGGTGGCTCGCGCCAACTCGGCACTCTCCTGCGGAGTGAGGCGCGCACCGGATTCGCGCTTGCCCTGCAGCTCCGACACCCTGTCGATGACGCCGCTGGACTCAAGGTCACGGAAGATCTGGGCAGGCTGCCGCGCAAGGTTGGCGTTGAGCGTCGCCTTTGCGATGTCCACGTTGGCGCTCTGCACGAGGACACCGGCCATGGCAACCTTCTGGCTCTGGGCCGAGAGAGCCTCGCTGGACATGTTGTGGCGCTGCATCTCACGCAGCTTGTCCGTTTCGAGGTTGTAGGTCTTGATGGCCTTGTCGCGGTCGAAGGTGGAGTTCTCGATGTCGCGCTTGATCCCGGCCATGCGCAGCTTGTCCTCGCGGGACTCCTTGGCCTCTTCCTTCTCGCTGAGGCGCTGCTTCTCGCGCTCTCCACGGTACTCCCTGACGCCCTCGGCAACGGGACCGGCGATCTGGCCAAGTGCGCCCTGCCCCAGCTTGGGCTGCGCGGCCAGGATCTTGAGGCCAGTCTCAAGGAGGGCCATGCCCTGGTCAGCCTTGTACGTGGGCTGGGCCTTGCGCTCCTCGGGAAGCTCCGCCATCACGCGCTTCTTGTACGCCTCCGGGTCCTCGAACTTGCCCTGCTGCACGGCAAAGGCGCGACCTCCACCACCCGCACCGGGCTGACCAAGGAAGCGCCGCATGGCATCGACCGTGCTCTCCGGAGGCTGCTCCCGGTCAGGTGCCGGAGGTGCCGGGGGAGGCGGAGCCGGTGGTTCGGCAACTGCCGGTGACGGAAGGAAAGACCTGAGAGCCCTGCCCGCAATGGCTTCGGAAGTAAGATCTTCCGCAGAAGGACTGTACTGCGGGGTTTCGGCACGTTCCACCCCTCGCCTCTCAAGATACTGCTCTCGAACGCTTGGAGTAGGAAAACCTCCAGCTTCCGGCGGACGCTCAATGATAGCCTGCGGAATACCACCCGGCAAGGTACGCTCAAGCCGACGCATCCGCTCCAGATTGGTAATGTACTCCCTGCGAGAGGCCGGAAGTCGCAGGTACTCGGGAGTGCTCTTGAACCTCCTGAGTTCATCCGGTCCCATTTCCTCAATGCGCAAGATGTCGGCCATGTCCGTAGGTCCTGGGTCAGGGGAAAGTCGGGAAGTCCGAGAGGCCTCGGATGAACTCTTCGTGCGGGGGCTGCCCTGCGGCGCTGGACTCACGGGGGCGCGATCCCAGCTCTTCCATTTCCAGCATGCCTGGGGGAATGGACTTCTCGAACTTGGGGTTCATGCTGTGGACGTACAGCGTATACCGGCGCACCTGCGCGGGAAGATTCTCCAGCCACTTGTCACCGTGCGTGGCGATGTGACGGCGCAGGCGCGTAGGTCCCCAGTTGTAGGCGGCGATGCCCTTCAGCTCGTCGTCGAACTGCTCCTGCAACTTCTTGGCGTAGCCCAGGCCACCAGTGATGTTCTGGTAGGGATTGAAGCGGTCAATCCCCATGACCTTCGAGACCTCGGGACCAAGCTGCATGGGACCCACGTAGCGGGTGCCCTTGCCTGCCGTGGCCTTGTCCTTCTCGTTGCCGGTCTCTCGATAGTAGATGCCGAAGAGCGACGAGGGGAACTGCCCACTCGCCATCGTCTTCTCATAGAACTTGTCGAGTTCTTCGTTCGTGGGCATCTTAGAAAAGGCTCTTGATGCCGCTCCAGACGCTGCTGAGGCCGCTGCTGATGGGATTGTAGTAGCTGCCACCCGTGGGAGTGGTGCTGCCAAGAAGGTTGTAGATACCAGCACCAGCCATGCCAAGGCCCGCAGCCGTAGCCAGCGGGGAAGCCTGCGGGGTGATGGTCTGGCCCGTGGTGGTCGTGGTAGCCTGCGGAGCTACACCACGGAAGATGTTACTGAGGCGCTCGATCTGCCCGAGGTCGTAGCCCTGGCGACGCATCTCTTCCTGGTAGGCAAGGTCCCGCTGCTGCTGCTCAAGCTGGCGCGGAAGGGCCTGTGCCCCAAGAACGGACTGGAGACCTTGGAGTCCCATACCCTGCTGCGCTGCACCGAGTTGGCGGAAGAGATCTGCGCCCATGAGCTGGCGCTTGGCCTCCTCACCGAAGAGGTCCGTGGCGCTCTTGAAGGCCCTCTCCTGCCCGGTGGCCTGGATGTCCGCGAGGCGCTGGCCAAGGTTGCGCTCGGCCTCGGCTTCCTGCACCCCGTAGCGCGCACCACCGAAGGCACCCTGTCGGGAGGCCTGGAAGCCCATCTGGGGGCGCAGCTTCTCGTAGTCGCGCACCGCCTCGCGCTTGGCGATGTCGAGCACGTTCTGCGTATAGGGATTCATGTACTGCGCAAGATCGATGTCCTGCACACCCCTTGTGCCCATGAAGGCGGAACCCATGCCAGCAGCGAGTCCGGGCTGGTAGGCAAAGGCTGCCTCGGGAGTGAGGGAGATGGCCTGCTGCTCAACGTCGCTGAGGGGCGCAATGCGCCGCGCCGGGTCGTAGTACTCGTACTCCGGCATGGCCTTGGCGGCGGACTCCAGGATGTTGCGCTGGATGTTGGCCGCCCAGTCGGGAAGCTGCGCCGCCGTCACCGTGGTGGTGGGCGTTGACATCGTGGAGCCCTTGGTGAGCGTGTCCCAAAGTGACATGGCCAGTATCCTATCCCGGGTAGTGCATTATATCATGGTGGGGGCTCATGCGCAACTAGGTCCGTGCCATGAGGGTTGCGATGTCGTAGTTCTTGGGAGGCTGCCTCTCGTGCCCGTAGGCCTTCTTGCGGATTGCCTTGCGGATCTCTTCGAGCTTGCGCGCACCTGCCTGATTATTGCCGTCCCCGAGGGCAGCCACCGTGGCGGCATCGAAGACGAACTCCCCCGAGGAGAGGCGGGCAGGCTGCTTGCCGTCGATGATGGCGGGCACGTCGTCGTCCATGCCACCGCTCTTGCCGGGGACGTAGCCCCCACGCGCAAGGTAGGTAGCCGCCACGTTGGGAATTACCCCAAGGAAGGGATTGCTCTGAAGGGCCTGCACCACGGCAGAGACTCCAGGCCTGTTGGCGTAGGGAGAAAGGCCAGCGTACTGGGAGATGGGAGACCTGTAGATTCCCTGCGGCTCTTGGGCCATGAGTTCTTCGGTGTTGCCGCCCTTGGTGCCATATTCGTCAACGGCAGGGTCGTCCATGGGAGCAAGTTCGGAAGGTGCAGTCCCCCTTAGGCCAAATGCACCAAGGGCAGATTCAATGCCGGAACCAAGTCCCCGTGCAAGGGCGTTGGATGCCATCATGGCCGTGTTGAAACCGGGAACCAGTACGCCGATACTGCGAGCCACGTTCTCAGGCTTACCGAAGAAAGCATCGATGCGGTCCATGAAGGTACCGGCAGGACCCACGGAGATGTTGCCCGGCTGGCTGAACTGCGCGGGACCAAAATTCTCCGGCCCCATGGCATACCCTCTCGGGCCAGCTTCAGTTTCAATGGTGCCAGTGTAACTTGTGATGCCGGGGATTCCCCTCTGGGCAGCAGGATGCGCAACTTCGGATGCCATGCTCCAGCCCCCGTAGTCCGAGGGGGAGGTGTCCGACATGGAGGTGCCTTCGCCTTCGTATCCGCTCATGTCTGGTCCACCTTTACGAGTCCCTTGTCCTGCAGGTCATTGAGGAGCTTCACCACCGTGTAGGCTACTGCAGTGACATTGATGTTACCAAGGTCTATGGTAGCGCTGGTGGGTATTGTACCAGAAACCGCGTAGCCTGTCACTGCGGGGCCCGTCACCACCTGCCCGTGGTAGAGGTTGAGGACGCGCACCAGCTCGCCCCAACTACGCTGGGCATCCGGGAGGAGGGATGCGGGGGGAAGGGGAAGGAGGGGCTTCATCGCTGGCCGTCCGGCGCGAGGCGGAAGCGCAGGGCACCAAGGCGCCACGAGGTGTCGAGGCCATCCCCATCTATGCGGTAGTAGGAGTGGCGCCCCCGGATGCGCAGGTCGATCTTCTGGGTGTGGGCAGAGACCGTGAAGGGCCCCTTGGTGATCTCTTGGGAGACGGGGGTGTTGGGATACTTGAGGGTGTGCACCGTCATGTAGATGTTGCCGGGCATCGGATCCCCGTTGCGATCAGAGAAGTCGGGGATGATGCGATCAACGAACATCAGCTCTTGGCCCGCATCAAGGTCGAAGAGATTGCTCTCGATGTAGGAGGGAAGGGCCTGCCCGTCAGCGTCGTTGCCGTATTCGTGGTAGTACAACTTGGTAGCCGAAGAGGCCACGCCCGCCGCGATGGGGTAGGTGGCAATCCCCTGGTCGATCCAAGCGGTGCGCACCATGCTGCCGATGCTCCACGTATTCTCCAAGTAGTTGAAGATGACGTAGCGATCTACTTCCCCGGAGGTGGTGGGGTAGAACCAGATGATCTCGTTGTAGGAGGTGTTGCTCCCGCACACGATCTTGTCAAGCTGGGTGCGATCAAGGGCCTCGAAGACGTAGCGCAGCACGTCGCACTTGAGGGGCTGGGCGGCGGCACCATCATAGACCATGAAGCGTTCATCGGCCATCCAGAAGGTACGGCCACCCACCTCCACCATGGCGTTCTGCCCCAGCACGCCGCAGTTGGTACCAATCAATTGGAACCCAAAGGTGTAGGGCGGGCCCACCTGCTGCATGCTGTAGAGGTTCTCGTCGGTCCATATGAGGATCTGGCCACGGGTGCGCCGCGCCGCCACGATGCGGGAGGCGCCTGAGAGGATCTTGTCACCCGCCGTGTTGGTGGCGCTGGCCGTCCAGTCGTTGATGTCCTCTTGGTTGCACCACCTGATGTAGAGGGGGTTGACAACCGAGGTGAGGGCGTCGGGGCACCCGAAGGAGATGAGATGGCGATCTTCGGGGCTGACGAGGATCTGGGTATTCTGTGAGGGCGACGCGGTAACCTGATAGGCCCTCTTGGCGGTACCTTGGGAGGAATCCCAATAGTAGATGCCGTTGTTGCGGGGGCTGGCAACGAGGTCCTCGCCCCAGTTGTCCATGCTCCAGTAGCGCAGCGGGGCCACGAAGGCGGAAGAGGCGGGAGTGCCCCAGCCTTGGCCACCGCTCCACACACCTGCACCCCACCCGAAATTGGGGGCGTTGCTGGCGAAGCCTGAGGGGTGGAGGAAGAAGCCGGTTGCGAGGCCCCCGCCCGAAGCAGAGGTGGCTGCGGCGGTGACCCCCGTGTTGATGGTGAAGGAGTTGGCGTCCACCACCGTGATCTCGAAGCCCCCAAGGGGAGCCGACACGGGGTAGACGTTTCCCCCAACGGTGGTTGCCACGGAAGTGAAGTAGAAGTAGTCGCCCGTGGAGTGGCCGTGGGCCGACACGGAGACGGTGATGAGGGTGGAGCCCGCCGAGGTGCTGATGATGTCGGAGGCCGACACGGAGGTATCGACGGGGGTGATGTCGTAGTACTTGCCCCCGTCCCACACCATGAGGTGGGAGTTGGTGCCTACCGCAAGGTAGGTGGTGCCCGCAAGGTTGACCCACGTGAAGAGGGAGCGGCCCACGCCGGGAACCTCTACGCTATCCCCCACGCCGTTGATGTTTTGCCAGCCTCCGATCTTCTCGGGCTGGCCGAAGCGGAAGCGCACCTTGTCCCCGTCGTACCAGCCGCCCTCGCCCGCATAGCGTGTCAGTTCGCGGTTGATGCCAGCCTTGGCACCTACTGAGCTGAGGCGGGGATTGGGGATGCCGTCAGCCACCTTTGCGCCTCTTCAAGAAGTCCTGCACGGTGCGGGACTCATAGATGCGGATGGCGGTCCACACGATGGTGAAAAGGGCGGCGATGGCCGGAAGGATACCCGCGAGGGTACCCACCACCGTGGCGACGCTGGCGGTATCCACGAGGGTCTTGGTGGACTCATCCATGGACGGATACCCACAGGAGGATGCCGAGGAGGAAGCCCACGCAGCACTCCGCCCTCTCGGTCCACTTGCCCCCGAGGGGCTTATTGACCCAATAGGCCACCATGAAGAGGATGCCCCCGAGGGCATTGAGGAGGACCCACGGGTTGTGCCACGCGAGGGGCGCGAGGGAGATTGCCGCCACTGCCACCCCCCAGAGGGCAAGGTAGAAGTGGTCCCTTCCCTTCTCCGTGAGACCCATGGACTTGTCGAAGTAGGGGAGGGTCATCGCCGCGAAGACGAAGGGCCACAGCACCGCCAGCTTCCACTGGAGGTAGGCGAGGGGAGCCACGATGAGGAAGCTGGTGACGATGCGCGTGATGCCCGTGCCTACGTGGCCACCCAGCATGCTGACGATCTGGTTGAGGGCCCCGCCGCGAAGACGCCAGCAGATACCACACCACACTGCATACAAGATAGGGATCATCGTGCCCTCGCATATTTAAATGGTGGAGAGATGCAGTAATTCATCGCTTTATTAATTAGCTCTGGGTCATGCTTTAACATCCCTATTGCTTGATTGCAAACGCCGCAAAGCAAGCCTCTAACTACGTTTGTAATATGACAATGATCAATTGCTAGACGCCTTCCCTCTTTCTCTTCGGTTTTACCGCATATAAAACATCCGCCACCTTGAATCTTCAGCATTGACTCGTAGTCTGACAAAGATATCCCATATACCCTTCGTATGATTGCGTCCCAGCGGTCAAGTCCAGACCAATTATGCGGCTTAAACATGTTGCAGTTTCTCGATTTAGAATTTCTGAATATTGCGCGAGATGTTTGAGAATGTAGCTCTCCACAATGATTGCACCTTACTTTCCATTTCCCCGGAACGCAAACATCTTCAACAACCCCGTTAGAGGTCACTTTGCCAATTAAATTAATTTTTGGTTTTCTAGATCTAATCATCGAGCGCGACTATACTTAAAGGGGTTTTCGGCAAATGCGGCGAAGATGTAGGTGACGCTACTGGAGTTCTTTTCTGCGTCCGTGGTTCTGAGCTTGAACCCGTTGGACAGGAAATCGACGTTCTGCGCCGTCCCAACGCCTTCGGCATCGGCGCTATTCGGCTTCAGCCGTGCGTTCACCACGTTGGACGGATTGCGCGCAGAATCCTGCACCGACCAGTTCTCTGCACCCGTGCTCTTTATGAGGACGTACCGAGGCCTGTGTCCGCAAAACACAAACGGCCCATCCGTCGAGCCGTTGCCGGTGTAGCTGCCGAACTTGGAGAAGCCTTCGATCTCGGACCAGAGGTAGGCGACTAGGGTATTTCCATTTGTGGTAAAGTTCACAAAGTTTCCAGTTGTGAACTGAGTTGATGTTGGCTCCGTATTGTTCCAAGCGCCGACTTGCGTTTGCGCGGCAGCCGTTTCATCTAGGCGAACATTCTTTGTTGCCCCCAGCGATGCGTGGTAAGTGAACCAGTTGTCTGCACTTGGGCTACGCTGCTTTGTTATGATGAACTTAGGAACCGCACCAAGAGAATGAGAGATGTTTCTTGGAGAGGTTCCATCAGCCGTCCAAGTCACGATATCGAAGCCCGGCGTGACGCCTTCCTTCCAAGCCCAGTCCACATAGGTGGCGGCGCTGGTGTTTAGCTGGGCCAACGCACCGACCGTGTAGCCGTTGCTGTTGAATGCTGTGAGGCCGGTGGTCTCTGTCGTCTCACCGGTCGTGGTATTGCTTTCAAGCTGGTTCTGGACGCCTCGAACAGCATCGTAGAGGCCATGATCCGTTGCCGCGCTACGCGACTTGATCCACACGAGGTCCGGCTGGAACCCGAGAGAGGACACCGAAGCCGTCGCACCCGTGCCGGTACGCAGCGTCGCGTCCATGTAGAGGCTGCCCTTCTTGATGGCGGGCGTCGGGAGGTTGGCGGTGTTCAACGCCTTGAAGCCGGTTGGCGGCGTGTAGCTGAATGGACGTTGGCCGAAGTTGAAATCGCCGATGCCGCCAGACTCCGAAGACACCGCGAAGCGATACGGCCCCGTTAGCCCTGTGAAGGCAGCGTTGGTTCCGGCGACAGGATCGCCGCTGTTCTGCACCGTGCCGTTCTTGGAGAAGTAAAGTTTCCCGTTTTCGGCATCGAGGATGATCCCGATGACATCGCCAGCGACGTAGCTGTTGCCGTAGGCGCTGAACGAAGCCGCATTGGCTTTCCGACCGTCGTAGTAGTAGGCGTAGGTGAAGGTGTCCTGACCAATGTATCGGTTGGCTCCGGCGTTGGCCGAACCGGCAATGATGCCCGGAACAAACTCGGCAATGTCCGCACCCATCGTCACCTCGCAGTACCACTTGCCAGACGACATCGTGATGGAATTGTAGGCTTGCGCGTTGCCAGCCGTTCCCTTCGTGTAATTCAGATTGGCCGCCGAGTAGGTGCCGGTTGTGCCGCTAAGATCCAGCGGGTTCAACACCGGATAGTTCAGCGTCGGCGTGTCGAGCATCTGGTCGAACGTCACGCCAGAGGTCACCGAGATGCCGCTGCTGGTGAAGTTGTTGGCGTTGCCGCTGCTGTCGTTGCCGATGGTCGTGGTGCTGGTGGCGTCCGCGAACTTCAAGTAGAAGCCGTTGGTGCCGTAGGTGCCGCTGTACTTCTTTGGAACCCACACGCCGGTTGCGCTGTCGGTCTGGCCAAAGGAGGAGGGCGATAGCTGCTGACCGTCAATAAAGTTTATTTCGGACATGTAGCCGTCGAAAAACGTGCCGCCACCGCTTACATCGCGTCCAATAGACTGCGGCTGTGCAGTATTTACGCCGAGGTCAGCATTCAGCGCCGGATTATTGCTGGTGCCGAAGGCGGTGATCTGTGTCCCATTGACGTAGATCTTCACGCGATCATCAGCCGTCGCCTGCGTCGTGTCGAGCGCGACAACAAGATGATACCAAGCACTTGTGTCCCGAAAGACAGCGGTCGTAATTCGCCAGTTAGTGGAATATCCGCGAAACGCGAACTGATTGCTCGTATTGAAGACAATGTCGGTATAGGTTGAGTCGGTCGTGCCTGCGCGATTGCCGACAAACAGGTTCATCGACACCGCGCCGCCAAGCGTCCCGCGCTTCACCCACGCCGACCATGTCCAAGTTTTTCGGTTACTTGCACTTGCGGGAGTTCGCTCCAGATATGCGCTATTGGCGGCGCGGAAGCGCAGCGAGTAGGGGACCTGATAGGCGGCGGCCCCGCCAGCTAGGAGGACTTGATGGATGGCAGACATCAGGAGATTCCCGCGCCGGAGATGACCCACTCGGTATTCGAGATCTTGACGATGGTGGCAATCCCGGCGGCGGCCAACTGCCTGCCACCCACCCCCGCATCGAAGGAGTTGTAGAGGGTATCGACGCAGGAGATGTCGATGGGTCCCGCCGATGCGTGGTTGATGAAGGTGATGGCGGTGCCGATGGCGAAGGCCACCGAGGTGTCGCCGGGGATGATGTAGGTGGCGGTGGAGGTGGCGGAGGCCGGATGGAAGATCTGCTTGCCCGCATCGGCGGAGACGAGGGAGTAGACGCTGGCCTGCACATTCTGGATGACGCGGGAGATGGCGGCCTTGGCGCCCTCCGGGGTCACCGCTTGGTCGGCGGCAATGCCCTCAAGGGTGGCGGAGGTATCCGCGAGGCGCACGATGCCAGCCGAGGTGTTGGTGGCGCTGGCAATCCCGAGGGTGACGCGCACCGCAGAGGCGTTGGTGACGCTGAGGGCCCCGTTGATGTTGACCGTGGAGGAGAAGGTGTTGACACCCTCGAAGGTGTTGGCGGCACTGAGGAGGGCCGAAGGCGGCAGCGCATTGACGAGGCTGGTACCCGTGGCCACCAAGAAGACCCAGAGGTCGCGGGGAAGGACGACACCCGTGCCCGCCGAAGTGCGGAAGGTAACGTCGGCGCCCGAAGCTTGGCAGCGCACCCAGTAGGTCTTCTCCACGTCGGGGACGATGACGCTGATGGCGGAGGTCAGGGTACCCGTGAGATCCAACACGGCGTTGCGCGCCTGATCGAGGGTGCCATCGGCGGCACTCACCACGTAGTTGGAGCCGCCCGAGATGTCGATGGCCTCGTAGCCGGTGATGGCCTGCTGCAGGAGGTTGAGGTTGTTGTTGGTCTTGACGCCCCACGTGTTGGCATTCTCGCCAGTGGCCTGCAATTCGAGGCGGAGGGTGGATGAGTAGGTAGAGGGCATCACACGCCTCCCAGCAGGGTGTTGTCGCCACCGGCGGGCGAGTCATTCTTGAGGTTGTCGTCCTGACGGGTGCGCCGCGCCTCGTTGCGCAACTTGGCCACGGCGTCCTGATACTTGCCTTCCCACAGGGTGGCGGCCTGATAGTTCTTCATGAACATGCAGGCCTCGTGCATGCACCCGTAGAAGAGGGCCTCGGGGGCATACTCGGTGAGCCAGTTGGTGGAGGTACCCACGGGGCCAATGGAGGTAGGGATCTGGACGTAGGAGATCTCCACGGAGGCCTGCGAGGAGGGCGCGGGGGCAATGAGGAGCTGGTTGTATCCCCAGCGGGCGTAGTACTTGGGTTCACCCACGGAGGTGCGCTGCGGCCAGTACTCTCGGAGGAACTCGTCGGTACGCATGATGAGCTGGTTGTACCTTCCCGCCGAAACATAATTAACAGCCTTCAGCACCAGCGCGTCGGAGGGGACCGAGACGAGATAGGTGGAGACCGTCGCGGTAGTGTATACCACGAAGCCGTAGGTGTCAATGTCGCGGGAGAGGCGCATCCGCGTCTGGTCGATGAAGGTGGGGATGGCATCGGCAAACTCGGTGTCGTCATTCTCCGAGGCCGACTTGATGTAGTCGTAGAGCTGGGTGTAGGAGGTGGACATCAGGTGACTCCTGCGCCAGAGATCATCCACTGACCCGTATCGACCTTGATGATGGTGGCAAGGGCGGGAGCCGCCAGAGTGCGGTTGCCGGTGCTGCCATCATTGGCGAAGACGAGGGTGTCGGTGGTGATGGAGACGGTGACGGTGCCCGCCGAAACCTGATTGATGAGGGTGATGACGGCCCCCAGAGGGAAGAATACCGAGGCGCTGCTGGGGATGATGATGGTGGCAGCAGCGGTAGCCGACGTGGGATGCAGGACGTGCCGCCCGATGTCAGCCGAGACCAGCGTGTAGGTAGTGGTGGCCTGCACATTCTGCTGGACGCGGGACATCACCGCATAGCTGGCTTCGGGAGTGACGGCGCGCTGAGTATCGGTACCCGCCAAGGCCGCACTCACGTCGGCAAGGCGCACCAGCCCCGCAGAAGTCTGGGTGGCGCTGGTGATGTTGAGGGCGCTGAGGAACCCCGCCTTGTCGGTGACGGACACCGGCCCATTGATGTTGAGGATGGAGGTGAAGGTGTTGGCCCCCGTGAAAGTCTGGGTGCTGCTGAGGCGGGCAAAGGCGCTGGCATTGATGATGCTGGCGTAGTAGGCCGCGAGGGATGCGGAGTCCGCAGCCTGCGTGGCGTAGGCGCTGGCACTCGTGCGATAGATGAGGGCGAGTGAGGCGTCGGCCCCCGCAGAGGTAGCGAAGGCAGAAGCCGAGGTCTTGTAGATGAAGGCGAGGGAGGCATCGCGGGAAGCCGCCGAGGCAAATGCCGACGCCGATGCCGCATAGACCCCGGCGATGCTGGCCGCATTGTTGGCGCTGACGGCAGCCACGGAAGCGGAGGCCGCATGGATGGCCGCCATGGATGCGTGGGCCGCTGCCGACACGTTGGAGGAAGAAGCCTGCGCCGCATAGTTGTTGGCGGCACTGGCCGCGTTGTTGGCGCTGGTGCGATAGATGGCCGCGAGGGAGGCATCCACCGCAGCAGCGGAAGCTGCAGCCACGGCGGAGTTGCGATACACGAGGGCTGCCGAGGCGGAGTCGTTGGCCTGCGTGGCAAAGGCGGAGGCGGCGGCGCGCGACACGGCGGCGGCGGATGCATCTGCGGCGGCAGAGGTAGCGAAGGCGCTGGCAGAAGCCTTGTAGACTCCGGCGATGCTTGCCTGATTGGCCGCGTCGGTGGCGAAGGCGCTGGCGGACACCTTGTAGATTTGGGCCACGGAGGCGTAACCCCCTGCTTCGGTGGCGTAGGCCGATGCGGAGGTCTTGTAGATTTGGGCGAGGGAGGCGGCCACCAGGGCAAGGGAGGCTTCCTGCGCCACCGAGGAAACTTGGGCGGCGGCAGACACAGCGCGGTCAGCGGCGCTGGCAGCATCCACGTAGGATACCGAGGCGGCGGCGGCATAGGTGCCCGCGAGGGACGCTTCTGCGGCGGCGGAAACCAAGTAGAGGTTGGCGTTGACGGCGGCAACCGAAGCAAGCTGCGCGGAGAAGCTGGCAGCGTTGGCATACCCGGCGGCGACGCCCACGTTGGAGGCGATGGTGTCAATCTGGGTGCCGGGGTAGACCACCGCGCACTGCTTCGTGCCCGAGGAGAAGTTGACGAGGAGGTTGCCGTTGGAGGAGTTGTAGACGGTGTTGCGCGAAAGGTAGGGGATGCCCGCCGAGAGGGTGAAGGTACCGAGGCCAACTTCCCACTCGTTCTTACTTTGGTGGGTGATGGCGTAGTAGCACTGGTTGCCGCTGCCCACACCCGAGAGGAAGGTCTGGTAGTTGGTGACGGCCCCAAGGAGGGCTAGTGCCCCCGTGCCATTCCCCGTGGTATTTTCCCTGACGCGATTAGCATTGACAATCATCAGGATCCTCCGGGCCCGCCGTCATCCAGCGGAAGCTGTTGGTCATCGGTCTCGGTGTAGTTGATGGCCAGGGGCACATCAGGGCGGGGGTATCGAATGGCCTG